ATCCTTATTCTGCGGGCTGAAATGCCATTCGCTCACTGCACGGATAAAATACAAAAACGAGATCGGCGAAAGCCGAAACTGTGCCGGACAGTTCATTCCGGTCTCCCCTCTTTTTTTTTGGAATGTGGGAGATACAATTTTCCCGTTTGTTGAGAAACAGGCGGATTTTTTAAAGGGAGGTGGGTATCATGGCAAAACTAACGGAAAAACAACGTCAATTCGTTAAAGAATACCTTGTTGATCTGAACGCAACGCAAGCGGCTATTAGAGCTGGATACTCGCCAAAGACAGCCAATGAGCAAGCTACGAGGTTGTTAGCAAATGTTAGCATCAGAACTGCGATTGAGAAAGCTATGCAAAAACGTTCCGAACGCACCGAGATAACGGCAGATATGGTGCTGCAGGAGTTTTGGAGCATAGCTAAAGACGATATCAAAAACCATCTTGCGTATCGCACGGAAAAAACGCTAATCGACTACGAAGACGGCAAGCCGATATTTGGTTATAAAACCATCGTGGACATGAAAGACAGCGACGAAGTTGATACTAAAAATGTTTCAGAGTTTTCTTGCGACAAAGAAGGCAAAGTCAGATTTAAACTTTATTGCCGCGATAACGCATTATTGCAAGTTGGCAAACATCTGGGGATGTTTGTTGAAAAATCAAAAGTAGAGCTGACCGGCAAAGACGGCGGTCCGTTAAAGATTGAAAAAGGGATTGATTTTGAGAGTTTAACCGATGAAGAACTTGAGCTGCTTGAACGGATATTACCGGAGCGAGGCGACGAGGGTACTAGCTAAACGAAGGTTACTGAAATTCCTACTCTACGACGGCGAGGAAGCGTGGCAAACCGCTCCGCATCTCGAATTAGTCTGTAATAAGCTGCATGAAGTCGTAGCCGGTAAATGTAAACGGCTGATGGTGTTCATGCCGCCCCGGAACGGCAAGAGTGAGATTGTTTCAAAGAAGTTTCCGGCGTGGTATTTGGGCAACAACCCTGACAAAGAGATTATTTTATCTTCTTACAGCGTTGATTTAGCGCGGGATTTCAGCCGTATTGCCAGAGACACCCTGAAAAAGCATAACGAACTGTTTGGTGAGCAAGTAGCCCGCGACAATTCGGGCGTTGAGCAGTGGGGAATTGAAGGTAAGCGCGGCGGGTTGGTGGCGGCTGGTGTCGGGGGAGGAATCACCGGAAAGGGTTCTGACATCGCAATAATCGACGATCCGTTTAAAAACTGGCAAGAGGCAGCCAGTATAACCACTCGAAACAATGTATGGGAATGGTACAAATCAACGCTCCGGACGCGGCTGTCGCCGACCGGGGCTATTATTTTGGTTATGACGCGCTGGCACGAGGATGACCTCGCCGGGCGGCTGTTACAGGCACAAAAAGAAGGCGGCGAAGAATGGGAAGTTATATCGCTTCCGGCTTGCGCTGAGGCTGGCGATATTTTAGGCAGACCGGTTGGCGAATACCTCTGGCTAAACCGTTTCAGTAAACAATTCTACGAGGATGCTAAAAAAGCGTTAGGCAGTATGCTCTGGGCGGCGTTATATCAACAGCGTCCATCTCCAACCAGCGGTCAGGTATTTCAGCGGCACTGGTGGAAATACTACAGCGTTATGCCGACGCGGTTTGATGAGATTATACAGTCGTGGGATTGTGCGTTTAAGGATTTAACAACTAGTGATTACGTAGTCGGTCAGGTTTGGGGGCGGATTGGCGCGGATAAATACCTGCTTGACCAAACGCGCGGAAAGTTGGGTATAACAGCAACGATGCAAGCTATAGTCAACATGACAGCCAAATGGCCAAAGGCACGGCGCAAGCTTGTCGAGGATAAGGCTAACGGCACAGCGGTCATTGAGTTGCTCACGAAAAAAATACCCGGACTAGTAGCGATTGAGCCGGAAGGCGGCAAGATTGTTCGAGCGCAGGCAGTGACCCCCGACATTGAATCTGGCAACGTATATTTGCCTAACAAAGAGTTAGCGCCGTGGATTGATGATTTTATTGAAGAAGCGGCAGTATTCCCAAACGGCAAAAACGATGATCAGATTGATGCCGCTACTCAAGTACTTAATTACTGGATTGGGAAAGAAAACGAGATTAAGCCGGAATTGATTAGGTTGCGAAGTTCGATTTCCAACAGCAAATGGAGGTAAACAAGTGGCAGAAACAGACAGACGTAAGTTGATGACTACCGCTATTGGCCGCGGGGGCTTCCGGCAATTCGGCGTAGAAGGGTACTCGGTCAATAGTGTCGGGGAAGTTTGGAGCGAGAAACGCAATAAATTATTAATTCCCCAATGTAAGTATGGGTATAAAGTGGTTGGTTTAAGCAACAAAGGGATAAAATTATACAGGAGTGTTGCGCGTCTTGTAGCTTTCGCTTTTGTGCCTAATCCTGAGAACAAGCCGACAGTGAACCACAAAGACGGGGACAGAGCGAACAATGATGTTAGCAACCTAGAATGGGCTACTTCAAAAGAACAAGCAATACATAGAAATCGTGTTCTAGGTCACAATCCAACTATTGAACACATGCTAAAAATGAATGCTTCAGCCAACACTTTCGAGCTTAGGAAAAGACATTCCAAAAGAATGGCAGGCGCTGGAAATTCAAGGGCAAGACCTATAACCCAGCTTGATTTGTCTGGAGAAGTCGTTAAACATTACGATTATTCAAAACGGGCAGCACAAGAAAACGGCATAAATGTGAAAACCATCAGGAAGTGTTGCAACGGAAAAATAAAAAGTTACAAAGGTTACGTCTGGAGGTGGGCGAGTGCATGATTAGTGACAAAAAAACGTTTTTAAGTCAGACCGGCAGAGGCGGTTTCAGGCAATACGGTGGGTTTGGTAGAATAAGCCCATAGGCGCGGTAACGCGCTGAGTGAAAACCCTGCAAAATCGGTGAAGGCTGAGACGCTAATACCGAGGGAAGCGTAAAGATTGCGAGAGGCTTTACGTCCTGTAACGCATAGTACGACCGAAAGGAAGTGCCAAGAGTGTGGGGCAACCGTAGTAACGGACACGGTTGATGATGTATGCTGAACTTATAGCGAAAAGAAGCTATAGAGGTCGGGGATAAAAAAGCCCCGGCGATAACACATGTTATTCGAGACGAGTGGCAGCAGGAGCTTGTCGGCAGGCAGGGGATGCTCAAGTATCGCGAAATGAAGGACAACGACGCTACGATTGGGGCGTTGCTGTTTTGCATGAAGATGCTTATCCGTAATGCAAAATGGTCGGTGCAGCCTGCTAGTGAAGATGCTGGCGACGTAGCTAATGCCTCTTTTGTCGAGGAATGTTTATTTTCGGATGCCGTCAACAGTTTCGACGATGTGATAGCCGAGGCTTGCACGATGATCGAATACGGTTACAGCATCATGGAGATGGTGTTCAGGCGGCGGCGGTTTTCGGAAGGAAGCAAGTTTAACGACGGCAAAATCGGGATAAGGAAGATTGGTATACGGTCACAGGACACAATCTGGCGCTGGGTGTTTGACGAGTTAGAAGAGCGCGACAAGATATTAGCTGTATGTCAGTTAACAATTCCGCAGGGTGAGATGCTGGAAATACCTTATGAAAAGTGCTTGCATTTCAAAACCGAGCCAAACCGCGATAATCCGGAAGGCAGAAGTTTTTTGAGAAACGCGTATAGAAGTTACGTCTTCAAGAAGAACATCGAAGAGATTGAGGGCATTGGCTGTGAGCGCGATTTGGCAGGGTTGCCGGTAATTCAAGTGCCGCCAAAGTTGCTGGAAGCAGACGATTTAACTAGCGGTCAGGTAGCTTTGTTCGAGCATCTTGAAGCGTACCTGTCGCAAATACGAAACGACGAAACAGCCGGATGTATTATTCCGGCAGAACTTGACGAACAGGGTAATCCAACCGGGTTTAAACTGTCGCTGTTGTCTACCGGTGGTTCGAGAATGTTTGATACCACGCTGATTATTGAACGCTGGGACAAACGCATTCTCATGAGCGTGTTGGCGGACTTCATAATGCTTGGACAGTCGAACGTTGGTTCGTTTGCGCTGTCCAGCGATAAGACGACGATGTTTAGCTATGCGCTCGGCGCAATACTGGACATTATCGAAACGGAGTTGAACAGAAAGCTGATTCCAACTTTGATGCGCCTGAACGGCGTTGGTTATCCGTTCCCATGCATCAAGCACGGCGATGTTGAGAATCCGAACCTGAGAGATTTGTCGACATACGTCAAAACGCTGACCGATGCCGGGATGCTGACACCGGACAGAGAGCTTGAGGCGCATTTGCGGGACGTTGGCAATCTGCCGCCAATACCCAAAGAAGCAGCAGATGCCAGTGAGCAGCCCGAAGACGACGCGGATTTGGAAAAGCATATTCAGGGCGCGATCGAGAACCTTGACGGTGAACAGCGCAAGGAGATAGCGAAAATGTTCAATCTCGGTAAAGGATTAGGAGGTAGCGGATAATGGCTGAACTGTACGATGTTCAAATCAACGAGGTGTCATTAGTTAACGATCCGGCAAACAAACGGAACTTTATTGTTATGAAATCTGCAAAGAAAGGAGGTGAAAAAGTGAAAAAAGGAGAAACCCCGGATGAAAATCCCTTGCGTAGTTCCTTTATTGACTGGTTGATGGGGCGAAACGCTACGGACAACGCCATCAATGAAAACGCGGCTATGGAAAGCAATGCGCCGCCGGTAATTACGCCCGAGCGGCGTAAGGTTGTTGATGACAAAGTAAACGAGCTTGTCACAGCTTTCAAGAATTCTTTAATTGAACTGGCATTATCGGACAGACCTTTCAAGCAACAGCAAATGGCGCATGAAATAAACGATTTGCAGCAATCTATTCTGAGCGCGGACGTGCTTGTTGAAAAGGCAGGTAAGAAATTGAGCGCTGACACTGAGTCATTACTAAGGACAGCGTTCGAGCAACTCAAAAAAGTGTTGGGAATAGCCGACACTGACCCGGAACCTGAAAAAGATACTGACCCATCAAAAAACATAATTAACAAGGAGGAAGACATGACTGACATTGAAAAACAAGCCCTGAAAAAATCAATCCAAGATGAAGTGATGGTTGAAGTAGCTAAAGCTATTGAGGTCAAAGACGCAATCATCAAGACCCAAGGCGAGACCATTGCTACCCAAGGCGCAACTATTACCTCGCAAGGCGAGACCATCAGCAAAGCACAGGCAGACATCGCTAAGATGGTTGGCGACCAAACCGATGCAGTTTTGCTGAACAAAGTAACCGAGCTGGGACTTGTCGGTGATCCTGTTGAAATGGTGAAGATGCTCAAAAGCGCAAAAGCGGTAATGCCGGAGACGGATTTTGAAAATCTGTTAAAGACCATGGTGGCAAATGCGGCAGTAGCTGCAAACTCGCAATTCTTCAAAGAGTCCGGTTCGGGGCGTTCCGGCGTGGTCGGTTCGGCGCTCGCTGAGGCTGACGTTAAAGCTGAGGAGCTTGTTAAGTCCAACCCGAAGCTGACCAAGGCGACAGCACGCACTGAGGTCTGGAAAAACAACCCGGCTTTGTACGAGAAGTACAAGCAAGAACAAAAGGGAGGGCGTTAATCATGGCGGCTTTTGAAAACAGAATATTGGACATTAACTTTACCGCCGGCGAGGATTTGAGCGGTAAACAATATCATGCCGTGGCGCTTGCCGGTGACACGCTGGTATTGGCAAAGGAAAACCAAGGGCAATTCATCTTGCAAAACGCTCCGCAAGCCGGACAGCAAGCGGTGATCAGATTATACGGCGTGACGTTTGCGAAGTCCGCTGCGCCGATTGCGGTCGGCGCTCTCGTTGCTAACGATAAAAACGGCGAGTTTATTACCGCTATTCCCGGCATGGCAGCTATCGCCCTTGCGGTAAGCGCATCTAGTGTGGCTGGAGAAATTTTCAGTGTTATTCCGTTCGGCGTTCCGCCGATCACGTTGTAGGAGGTAAGAATGAGCAGAATAATTAAATACAATCCCACTGAAGGTGAGCGGTATGTTGACGTTCCGTTGACCGACGCATCAATCAGCTACATGCAGGATGAAGACAAGTTCGTAGCTGACAAGGTTTTTCCGCTTGTGCAAGTGAAGAAACAGACCGGCATTATCGTCAAGTATAACAAAGGCGACTTTTTACGCGCCGAGGCTCGCAAACGCGGACAATACACGGAATCCGCCGGAACTGGTTACAGCATTGAAATGACGGATAAATACGATTGCGATATTACCGCCATTCACACGCACGTTGATGACCGCGACCGCGCTAACAGCATGAGTCCGCTGGCGGCTGATCTTGATGCCGTTCAGTTTGTCACTAACAAAATTCGAATTGGCAAAGAAGTTGATTTTGCGAACTCTTATTTCAAGCCTGGCGTTTGGGGAACAGATGCCAAAGCTACGGTGAAATGGACTGACCCTAACTCGAATCCTGCCAGTGATATCGGATTAGCCTACGATGCGATTTTAGAGGCGAGCGGAGAAATCCCGAACACCTTGCTGTTGTCGCATTCCGCATTCCGCGTGCTGTGCGATCATGCCGCTATCTACCCGCGTACTCCGCACACCGAAGCACAAGCAGTTACCGAGTCGCTGTTGGCAAGACTGTTCAACGTTGACCGGGTGCTTGTTGGGCGTGCAGTAGTCAATAAAGCCGGTAAAGGCGTTAAAGCCGACACCAAATTCGTGTTTGGTAAAAACGCGCTGCTTGTATATGCGCCGACCGCGCCGTCGCTCAAACAGCTTTCCGGCGGGTACACGGTTGCATGGAACGAGTATGAAGGGATCGGGGCAAACGGAATGTTGATATACTCCTATCCGATGCCGCAACTCGGTAAAGGCACTGTGCGGATTGAAGGCGAAATGGCAGTCCAACATAAACTGGTATGTCCGGATGTCGGAGTGTTTTTCACCGATATAATCTAACGAAAGGATGGCGCGGCGCTTATGAGCTGGAGTTACGATGACCCGGGTTTATCGCCCAAAGATGCGGTTCGCTTTTATTGCGGTGATACCGACGAGAACGATCCGCTTATAACCGACGAAGAGATACTGTTCGTGCTTAAAAAGACACAGTATCACGTTGAAGAGATTGCCGCGCAGGTTTGCGAAGCAATTGCCGCCAAGTTCTCAAGACTTGAAGACAAAGCGATTGGTGAACTAAAAGGCCAATATTCGCAAAAAGCAAAGGCTTACCTTGATCTAGCCGTCAGGTTGCGTAAACGTTCCGACGACGAGGCTGATATTATCAGCACCGGGACAACCAAAGCTCCGGCGTTCAGGCGCGGCATGAACACCATTGGTGGCTTCTGATGGATAAAGACTTTTTGAAGCTGCTTAACTGCCGGTGTGCCTGGTCAAAGTTCGAAATGGTTAACGTCTATGGCGAACATCAGTATTTTCCGGTTGTCTTGCTTGACTGTTACAAGACCAACAAGACGCAGAACATCACGAACGACAAAGGCGCGATCGTAGTTTCGAAAATGCAGGTTATAGTGGACGGTATTTGTGAAATTGGCGTACAAGACCAGATTGACGGCTACGACGTTATAACCATCATTGAACATTATGACGACACTGGCAAAAAGTTTCATACAACCGTGTACATGTAGTATGGGAAAAGGAAAAGTCACCTGCAAGATTGACTGGGGAAAGGTAAGCGGTATTCAAAAAGCCGTTGCCGCCGCGTTGTACCAGGAAGCGCAACTGGTCAAAACAAAAGCGCAAGACTTAACCCCGGTTGATACTGGCGCGTTGCGTAGTAGCGCGTTTGTCGATGAGCCGAAAAGCGATTCGGCTGGTGTGTACGTCGAGCTGGGATTCGGCGGCACGGCAACCAAGACGAACCCGAAAACCGGCGTGCTAACCTCGTCGTATGCGATTGCTGTTCACGAGAACCTGCACTCGCATCATCCGGTCGGTCAGGCGAAGTTTCTAGAGCAGGCAGCTATTGACAGCGCGAAGGGTATGGGGTCACGAGTGGCTGCCAGAATAGAGAAGGAATTGAAAAAACCATGACGAATGCCGCAATGGACTTAACCCAATACCTCAAAGAAAACGGCTGGCTCGAAGTCTACACGGATTTTGAGCCAGAAGTAACTGCGATGCAATGCAATGACGTTGTCGTATCCGGATACGGCGGCGAGGCTTCGGATTTGTACTGGAACGGCGAATATCCGCGCGTGCAGATAATGACTCGGTCGGGAAAGTACGTTACTGCACAGGAAAACATCCAGAAAATATACAGACTGCTGCACGGCAAGGCGGAGTTCTTCATCGGCGCAAACCGGTATTTGTTATTGCAGGCATTGCAAACACCTTTCTTCCTGCGCCGTGACGAGCGAAACATCAACCATTTCATCTTTAATCTGCGAATTATTCGCGAAACAATATAAGGAGTGTGAAAACATGGCTTTAGCAGGAAAAACAGCGCATTTTGACATAGGCGAGACAAAGGTTAATGAATTATCAAGCTGGGAATTGCCAATGGATGCCGACATGATCGACATAACGAGTTTCGACAGCAACGGCTGGCGGGAATTTTTACAGGGTTTGAAAAGCTGGACAGGAAGCGTTGAGGGCAATTTTGCCGCCGCTGCCGGAAATCAGCAAAAAGCATTGTTTGATGCCTGGACAGCCGGAACTGTAATTGTCGGGAATTTCGTCGTATCAGCAACAGTTAAGTTTTCCGGCAATTTATTGATTACCAGTATTTCACCGACTGCTCCGGTTGACGACAAAGTTGGTTTGTCTATCGAATTCCAAGGCACCGGCGCTCTTACTCCGACGATAACCTAGGAGGAAAACATGGCACTTGCAGGAAAAGTTGGCGCATTTTACGCGCAGGATAAAACAGTAGTATTTCCGGCGACACCGATGGTCGCTGTTGCTGGAAGCAAAAGAATGTTCAGGGTGAATAACGAGCTGTACCGGCATTTTGATGACAGTGTACCGGTGGTTGTGCTGGTTGCCGGAGTAAAGCCGGTGATAAATTACGTCGTGCAGCATGCCCGAGGCTATGTAGTGTTTGACGCTGATGTAGTCGGAGCGATAACCGTTGCCGGCAACTACTGGACGCTAAAACAAGTTGGCGGTTGTTCGAACTGGGAAGCGAGCCTTGACGGCGAAACAGCCGACTGCACCACTTTTGAAAGTGCAGGCTGGCGCGAGTTCCAGTACACGCTAAAAGGCTGGACAGCATCTGCGGACAAGTTCTGGACGCTTGAAGATTTGGTTACTGACGACGGCGGCAAAACATACCGCGCGAACTGGTTTGATAAATCGGTGCTGTGCGTGTTGTATATGGACGTTGCTAATCAGGTAAGTCTCGAAGGCTATGGCTTATGCAGCAGTCAAACAATATCGTCGCCGGTAGACGGATTGATTGAAGCTCCGCTGGAAATACAGGGTAGCGGCGGGATCTATTTACGGGTCGACAAAGTAGAAATAGAGCCGGTTGACGAAACGAAAAAAGAGCAGGGTGACTGTGGAAAAGAACTTATTGAAGCTGATCAAGCTGAAAATCGAGAAGATGCAGCCCGACTGGAATCTGATCCTGCAACTTGCGGACAAGCGTGAAATAAAATTATCCGCGTTGCTGTATCAGGCATTTAAGCAGGCGCAGAACAACGCCCGCGCCCGGGAGCTGATTACCGCCTTGCTAAAAGGCAAAAGCGTAGAATCGTTGATCCAAGAAGACGCGGCACAGCTTGCGGCAAAAATCGGCAGTATACTTACGGATACAGCTGCTGGGATTATGCCGCAGGCGGCTGTTATCGCTGCCGCAGGTGTAGTTGCCACTATTAATGCCGCAGCGGCGCGTGGTCGAAGCGCTATGCGTCTTGCGGCGGATAAAAACGGATTGGTTAGCGGGAAGCTTGCCGGTAAAGAATTCCGAATAGATTTGGGGTTCAACATGCGCAATCCGCTGGCCAATCAGGCAATCAGTAATTTCGGGGCGGATTTGGTCAAACAAATATCTGACCAGACCCGCCAGAACATCCGCAACACCTTGAACGATGCTTTCAAACACGGCGGCCATCCCTACGAACAGGCGCGGATGATACGGAACGTTGTCGGGCTGACTGAGCTTCAAGCCAAGCGGGTGGAGAAGTTCAGGGATGAGCTGGTCAAGACCGGAAAATTAACGGCTGATAAAATCGACAAGCTGACAGCGAAATATTCTGACGGCATAATCCGCGACCGTGCCAAGAACATTGCCCGGACAGAAACGATGCGGGCGGCAAATGCCGGACAGCAGTTCGCGTGGAACGCCGCGTTCGACAAAGGATTAATAAATAACAGTTTCCGGAAAAAATGGATACTAACCCCTGATGACCGGTTATGTCCGGTATGCGCATCGATGAGCGGCAAGCTGGCGGATGTTAAAGGAAAATTCGACGACCCGCTAGGCGGCAAGATAGAATACCCGCCGCTCCATCCAAGGTGCCGCTGCTGTTGTTCGTTGGTAGAGAGTACCGGCGAAACTAATTCGACAGACGCGGTTGGTAGTGGTATAATCGTAAGCGAGATAAATTTACAACAATTTTCCGCTGCTACAGATGACATAAAGCGGAAAATAGACAGCGGAGAACTGCCACTTAAACTGCGCCAACAAAAACAGGACAAACATGTATTAGGAACTGAAAAATACAAGTTGGCCTTGAACAACGAACGCCTTAATGATACGGGATTCAAACCGAGTTACATGACTATCGATAACATTCAAGCGTTTGTGACCTCCAAATCCGGAACAGGCGTTTTAACAATGTCAAAAGACGGCGGGATTAGAGAAAAGATCGAATCCGGCGCAATCGTTGGGAAGTTTTGGAATCAGTACACTCAAGAATATGAAGATACAAGATGTGCCATAATTGTTTACTCGAAAACCGGCACGCATGTATTCCCGAGACGTGAAAAAAGGTGATGCGATGACAACAAGAGAAAAATTAAAGGCATTAGATCAGTATTACGGCGAGAAGGTAATAGTTAAGCTAAAGGACGGCACAACGGAAGAGTTTGTGTCCGACGGTATTTTGGACGATGACCCAATTTGCGCGTCGTTTATTCTGCCAGAAGGGAACACTTTGGTTATCCCTGTCGGTGATGTCGACGAAATAAATCCAAAACACGCCGCGTAACAACACTAACCGCCGTCGAAAGACCGGCGGTTTTTTCGTGGGGAAAGGATGTGAAAATAATGAAACGAAGTTGGATAGTAGGAATAGCTGTCGGCATATTGGCGGCGATATATTTCAATATGCGCCATGAACTTGACGAAATGGGTGGACGCTCGAGCCTGTTTGGTTGATTAGCCTTTTATCTTAGCGATTACCGTGTCAAATATTGCATTGAAACAGTTGTTTAGATGTGTCATTTCGAAGTCTTGACTTTTTTTAGCCATCAAAGCTAAGAGCAGAGCGGTTGAGAGTTCTGCGGCTTTGATTTCTAGATGTTTATCTTCCATCAATTTATCCTTTCGGGCTTGAGCGTCAAGTAAAGTATACCACGTAGCAACACACCGCTTATCGAAAGATAGGCGGTGTGTTCAATGAGAAAACGACGAAAGAGGTAGCAAAATGAGTTTGTATGAACGCAAGGTATGGGATTTAGCGATCACTTACAGTTCTTTGATGACGTTATTTGGAGGGATATACCTCGGTTTTTGTTGCGCAGCTCAATGAGTAAGGTAAAACAACAAGTATCCTGCGCCTAAACCGATTAAGCCGGAAGCAAAATTTGAAAGTAGCAGTTGTGTTAATCCCCAACGACGTTCCGCCCACTTTTTGGATTTTTCAGAGGCATCATCCTCGAAATAGAACAGCCCGCTATTGTTCGTTCTTACAGTAAATCCACCAAAGAAGGCGTGAAAGGCTATCAGTTCTTTGTGCTGGAGCCGCTTGACACACACTTCTATTTCTTCCGGAGATAATTTTGGGAATTTTGTGTTAAGTTCGTCGTTTGACCAGTATTTATCGGGGTCGCTGTTTAGAAAACGCAATATCTTTTCAGAATTAGTCATGACTTCACCACCTTTTAGAACAGTATACCACGTAGCAACTATTGAGTAGCCGGAGCAATCCTGCTGCTTTTTTTGTTGCCCGAATGAAGAATTAGGAGCATCAACAAATGATTATTCAAAAAAACGCCGATAAGCAATATGTGCTGTGCGTCGTCTACGAGCCGAACGTCAGGGATGCGCATGATGACTGGATGACTGCCGAGGAAATTGAAAAATCCTGCCATGAGTTCACCAGGAGTTTGCAAAAACAGGTTGTCGTCGGCGACATGGCGCTGAGAATAATTGCCAAACTGTACAAAACCATTCAGACTGGCGGCGATGTCGAGGTTGACGTTACCGATTTGCTGTCGGCTGTGGATGTCTCTGAATACAAGCGGCAATTAGAAGCCGGTAACGCTATCGGTTTGGGCATACAGCACGCCGTCTGGGACAAAACACTCGGCGATATTGTGGAGAACTACATTATGCCGGTTGATGTGATTGTCAATGAACAGATCATCAGAAAAGGCACATGGCTTATCGGCATTATCGCCAGCGACAGGGTTTGGCAGTGTGTCAAGGACGGAACGTTCAGCGGAGTTTCTATGGGTGGTGTTGGCTTGACGCGCTGACGAAACAAAAATACGCCGAGAAACGATTTCAAAGCGGCTAAACAAAGGCGTGCCCGTTGAACGAGCACTCCAAAACAAACCAATGGAAAAGCACCAGATAAAAAAAGGAGGGAATCATCAATGCCAAGACAACAAAAAATCACAGTGGCAGGCAAAGAAGTTATCGTAGCCGAACGCAAAGTAAAGGAACTAGAGCAACTGGTCAACGAGATAATTGCCTCGGCGGACGGTCTGTCGGCGAATACAGCGCTCGATGGAACGATCAAGGATAAAGCGTTTGATTTGCTTTACAAGTGCGTGCCGAAGTTTTTCGGATTGACCAAAAAAGACATGGAAGACGCTTACCCCTCGGAACTCGAGGACTTGGTGGAGGCGTTCATCGAAGTAAATTTTCAAGGAGTGCGCAAGTTGGGCGCACGTCTTCTCTCGTCGACCAGCTTAACGCGTTTCGCCGCATCAAACACGAAATAGGCAGCTATTACCATTGGCAGCTATCCGAAATTGACAACATGTTTGTCGGTGACGCTTATTACTATTCCGAATGTGCGCGGCTGTCCAAAGAAGATGACCGGTATCAGCAAAAGTATCTTGTCGGTTTGAGCATCCAAGGGTTCTTATTGCCGCATATCGCAAAGGGCAAACAACCGCCGAAAATAACTTCGATAATCGGCGAACATCCGGCGTTAGCCAGGATGAAAAAGAAGCCGGTGCAGACCGACGCTGAATTAAAAGCGAACATTGCTAAAACAGGTATTGTGGGGTGGGAAAAATGAAAATCGGCGATTTGTTAATCCGGATGGGTGTCGATGATGCGCAATTCCGAAAGGGAATGGCCGGCGCTGAGAAAACTGCGCAAAGTAGTGGCAATTTCATTGCAAACGCTTTCAGCACAGCTATCGGTATGGGCATGGCCCAGGCGGGGGCGGCAGTTTCCGACGCGATAATTGGAATAGCGAAATCCTTTGTAACGCTCAATGCCTCGATGGAGCAGACACGAATCGCCTATACTACCTTGCTCGGCTCGAGTGGGGCGGCAAATGCTTTTATTAATAGCATGGAACAATTTGCCGCTGTTACGCCGTTTGCTTTTGAGGATGTTGACAAAGCCGCCAAAAGATTTTTAGCCTTCGGAATTGAAGCTGACCGGGTCATCCCGATTTTAACCAGTGTTGGTGACGCGGCGGCGGCTTTAGGGCTAGGCGGCGAGGGTATAGACCGGATAACCCTGGCATTAGGGCAAATGTCCATAAAAGCGCGTTTAAGCGGCGAGGAGGTCAGGCAGCTTAACGAAGCCGGAATCGGAGCGCAAAAGTATCTAACCGAGGCGTTTGGTTTAACGGCTGACGCTTTCGATGATCTTAGCAAAACTGGAATTAGCGGCGTGCAGGGCATGAACGCCATCATTCAGGGGATCGCCAACGACAAGAAATTTGTCGGCATGATGGCGGCGCAAGCTACGACGGCGCTAGGTATCTGGTCAACTGCCAAAGACAACATGATTATCATCGCCCGCGAAATGGGCGAAGGTTTGTTTAACAATGTTAAAGCCGGGTTGCAGACCCTGACCGGGTATATAGAGGCAGTAGGCAATAGCATTAAAACCAATGGATTAGCCGGAGCTTTGTCGGCTGTCTTTAGCGTTGATACAGCGGCGACGATTTATCAAATAATAAAAGCGTTTTCCGCGCTTGGACAATCCGCCGCGTCCTTTGGCGCAACATTAATTCCGTATCTGACTTTAGCGGCTGAGGTTATCGGCGGCGCATTATTAACGGCAGTACGAACGTTGACCGGAGTGTTCAATAATTTTGGCAGCGCCATACGCGGCATAATCAACGTGGTCATTGCCTACAACGCAGCATTGGGAATATTAGCCATCGCCAACAGCGGTGCGGCAATCTCGGCGTGGTTGTTTAACGCGGCGGTAATGGCAGAGAAAATAGCGTTATGGGCATCAACATCAGCGTTTGGAGCGGCAACGCTGGCAACTCTTGCGATGAACGCGGCGCAGATAATAGCCGCCGCTAAAACATGGGTTGCGAGTGCAGCAGTCGCGGCATACAACAGCGTTTTGTTCATCCTGCGCGGCGGCTTAACAGCTTCAGCAATAACGACGTATGCAATGGCGGCGGCTCAAGCCGTTATGTCTGCCGGTTCATGGCTAGCTGCCGCGGCAATAGCTGCCTACACTTTTGCAACCAGCGGAGCTTCGATCGCAACGATAGCTGCAACTGCCGCGCAATGGTTCTTGAATGCCGCATTGTATGCTTGTCCGTTAACGTGGCTCGTTGCGGCGATTGTTGGCGTTATAGCGGCGATTGGTGCGGTAGTAGCGGCGTTCGTAGGCTGGGGCAAGGTTATTGAGTGGGTAAACGGGTTATTTGGAGGCATCAGCGCCGGTGCGAATAATGCTACAGCGGCTATAGACACAAATGCCGAGGCGATGAACAACGCCACGCAAGCCGCGCGTGAGAACACCCGGGCGCAAGAGCTACAAGCCGACGGTTACGATAAAGTTGCCAGTAGCGCTATAGCAGCGGCAGAAGCGCAATTGGAAAGTGCCAAAGCTAGTTTGAAGGCTTCTCTAACAGCGGGCGGCAATACCGGAGCTATCGGTTCGTATATTGCCAGTGTTGCGGCTTTGAACAATACCATCAAAGGGCTGGGCGGTGGTGGTAAGAAAACAACAGCCTCAAACGTAACTAGCGGCGGCGGCGGCAGTTATGGCGGATCAGATACAAGCCGCGCCAGTTCATCCGGAGTCGATTCCGAAAAAGCGGCAGCCGACGAGAAAGCGCGGATTCGTGAAACTCTGGCGAATAAACTAATCAAATTATCGATGGATGAATTTGACTACCAACGTTATTTACTGATTCAAGAGGTTGACGAGTGCCGTAAAGCCGGGTATGACAAGACCGCTCTGGCTGAGTACGAAAAGTCAGAAGGCAAACGCATCACCGATGACGAATCGGACTACAATATCAAAACCGCACAAGACACAATCAACAAAATTCAGGAAGCCAAAGACGCGGCGCATGACAAGGAAGTTAAAGCGTTGGATGTTAAGCGGCAGGAAGTCGAACTTGGCGGTGAGCTGAACGATGTCAACAAGACCAATCTTGACACGCAGCTCAAACTCATGGACGTTGATAAGTGGCAGCTGGAGATGATTAAGCAGTACCCGATGTTGATTGATCTGATTAATCAAGTCGGCGCGGCGCGTAAAGCGATAATTGAACACGTGCCAGAAGAACAGACACTCTGGCAGGCGTTTACTGACGGCATACGGCAAACTACATCGGAGTGGGGCAACGCGGCGCAGCAATGGGTTGACATTGGCAAAACTACAGCCACATCAATGCAAAGCGGATTTAGCGATATATTATTCGACGGTATGCAAGGCGATTTGAAAAGTTTCGGTGACTACTTTGGTTCGTTTTGCAAAAGTATTATGCGGGCGTTTACTGATATGATCTCCAAAATGCTCGTGGAGTACATAACAAAGTCAGCGATTGCGAAAGCGTTTGGCGGGTTATTGGGCGGATTAAGTGGCGCAGCTGGCGGCGGTGCGGCTTATACCGGGCAAACCGGACCAGTGCGAGCCGACGGCAGTTTTGCGAAAGGATTAGACTACGTACCGCGTGACAACTTTGTAGCTAACCTGCATAAGGGCGAAATGGTATTGACTGAGACCGATGCAGAGGAGTACCGCTCGGCTAACCTGCCGACAAGTTTGGCGAAAGACATCAAGCAGCCGGATTCGGGTGGCGATAAAGAAACTACCTCAGTAATAGTCAACATCTACAACCAAACAGATTCGAAAGTTGAAACGAAAACGTCAACGGATAGCCTGGGCAGGACGATCATGTCGTTCTTTATCTCCGAATACGCAAAAAACACCGGCAACGTTCAGGGGCTGTTGAAAGGGGCTAGGTAATATGGCGAATTTTCCGAATATCCAGCAACCTTCAATTACGGTTTCAGAGAACTACCACGACAATGTTATCCGCTCATCGTTTGAGGCGGGATATGTCCAGACTCGGGCGCGGTTCACACGTTTACTGCGTACTTTCGAAGTGCAGTGGGCGGCATTACCGTTGACTGATTACGCTACGCTTGATGCTTTTTACCGTGAGACTGGCGGCGGCGCGGATTCCTTCGACTGGACGCATCCGCAAACAAAAGCAAAGTTAATCGTGCGATTTGCAAAACCCTTAAATCGGACCGGAGTGTCGCACAGATCATGTTCGGTATCGATTAGTCTGGAGGAAGTATGAACCTTGAATTATCTTCGTTACTCGATACCGAAAAGCTATATTCTAATTTGGCGTTTCTCTTGTTGGTTGAAGTTCCGGCAAACGATATTTGTCTGGTAAAAAACTCTGCGAATGTCAACTGGGGCGGTAAGGCTTGGTTTGCCTTTCCGATGGAACTTGGTGATCACAACGTCACGCAAGAAAGAGAATTGCCGGAATTAAGTCTGAAAGTGTCAAACGTCTTGCGGGCTTTGCAGCCTTATATCGAAGACGAAGACGGATTTTGTGGCAAAACGATTATTTTACGCATAATTAACAGCAAAGACATAGGTACAAGCAACCCCGAAATGTTGCGCGAGGAATACACGATTTTAAGTGTCTCATCAGATGTTATGTGGCTGGATTTCAAATTAGGTTGCGCCGATGCGATTTATCGACGGTTGCCAACATACCGTTATACAATGACTTTCTGTCGCTGGCGGTACGGTTCGAAGCCTTGCGGAGTTACCGGCTCATGGCTGAAAACCCCGTGCGGCAAAACTATTGATGAATGTAACAAGCGCGGCAACATTGTTCGGTTCGGCGGGTTTCCGGGAATACCGCAAGGGAGTGTGTATGGTGACGGCTAATTTTAGCGATTTGATTGGCGTGCCGTTTGCGAAATACGGACGCAGTAAAAACGGACTGGATTGCTGGGGACTGGTCAAGGAAGTTTTCAGCCGCTACAGCATCGAGCTGCCGGAATATTTAGAAAACTGTGCAACGGACACTGATATAAACAAACTTATCGACTACAATCGAAAAAACTGGCGGCGTGTCGACGACAAACCTGTTCCGTGTCTGATCACTTTCAGAAACGGCGATTTGTGCAATCATGTCGGTGTATATATCGGTCACGGGATGTTTATTCACGCCCGTGAGAATATCGGCGTAGCGATCGAACGCATTGGCGGGTCAATTGCTTGCCGAAAAGTGGAAGGGTTTTATACATGGCAAAACTAACGCTTGTCAAAAATCCGTTTAATAACTCTGACGGCAGAGAAATAATCGATATTCCGGCAGATAAAAAGCTTTGTGAATATGCGCCGGAGGGTGAGTTTCACTATATTGCCAACGGCGCCGTTGTCGACGGTGAATATATCGTTCAGGAAGGCGACTGGTGCGCGATCGTGCCAATGGTTGGACACGGCTGGAATGGTAATGACTGGGCGGGACTAGCGCAACAAGCGTTAGGTGTCGTTGGCGCGGCTTGTATGCTTATTCCTGGTCTCCAATGGGTTTCTGCGTTAGCAATTATGGCAGGAGTTGCCGCCGCCAATTATCTCATCAGCGCGTACTGGGTAGAGCAACCGGGCGGCGGGGGCGGTAGCGGAGCTTCCGAATCACAAACTTACAGTTGGGATCGGAAAAACAATAGCAACGTCCAAGGGTTTCCGATTCCGGTTACTTTCGGGCGGATGCGCACCTGCGGACAAGTTATCGGGCAGTACGTTATCTCTGACGGTGATAAACAATATCTTCACATGCTACTGTGCTGCGGCGAGGGTGTTCTTGACGATATTGGCGAGATCAAGTTAAACGACCAGCCGGTCGATTATTTTTATGAGATTAACGTTTCAAAACGATTGGGTACTAACAACCAACCGATTATTACGGATTTTGGCGACACATATTCAGACGTTTCTGTTGGTCGGGAATTGAAACTGAATGACCGGGTGTTAATGAAGATGAAGGATTCCGCACAGGACGGAGTGCGGGTGACGATTGCTTTTCCTGAAGGACTGTACGGCGTAAAAGATGACGGTAGCGGATTGGTAGAGAATGGCGCGTCGTTTTCGATATACGCCCGACCGGATGGTGGCTTGGAAACGTTGCTAGCGAACGTGAGCGTTTCCAGCGCCAGTCGCAGTCCGATTTTCCGCGAGTGGCAATATCCTCTGGAACGCGGCAAGTCCTACACGATAACAATCGTTAAAACCGGCGGCGGTGATGACAACAAGCACTTTTCAAAAGCTGCTTGGAGTTATATCACCAGTGTTTACGCTGACGATTTCCAATATAACAACGTTGGTTTAATCGGCATTAAGGCACTGGCAACGTCGCAACTATCTGGCGGCACGCCAAGGATAACGTGGGCGCAGGAACGCAAAACGGTGCTTGTCTGGAACGGCGTTAAATATGTACGACCATTGGCAACCAACCCCGCGTGGGCGGCATACGATATGCTGCACTATGCCCGGGAATATGACGGAACGTTTGAAGTGTATGGTGTCTCTAAAGAGCGTATTGATTTCGACGCGTTTCAAGCGTGGGCGGACTTTTGCGAAACAAACCGGTATGACTTCAATTTCATTCTCGATACAGCTTGCGGAATGATGCAAGCCTTGCAATATCCGGAAACAATCGGGCGCGGCAAAGTGTTTCTGAAAGGCTCTAATTATACCTGCATGTTTGATTCGCCGGACTTGCAACCGACACAATTATTCAGCGTTGGCAACATTGTTTTGGACAGCTTCAAAGAACAGTTCACGCCAACCCACAACCGGGCGAACGCTGTTGAAGTTACCTATTATCCCAAAGATCGGAACTATGACCGGGCGACGTTGATTTGTTACGACAAGGACTATGATTTACAACAGCCGAAACACGAGCAGGTAACGTTGATGGGTTGCACAGACTATGAGCAAGCCTACAAGCACGCCGCTTACTACATCAAAGCGAACAGATACATTCGCCGGACAGCGGAGTTTGTGATTTCCGCTGAGTGCATCGCCTGTTCGGTAGGCGACGTGGTGCTGGTGCAACACGATGTTACCCAATGGGGTGAGGGCGGCAGGATTGTCAGCTCCGACGTTAATAGTATTACTTTGGACAGGACGGTTGCTTTCGGTGTCGGTAAAACATATCAGATTCGCCTTAAAAGCGGCGGCAACCTGCATCTGGAAGAATGGACGGCGGCAAAGACTGAAACAACGAATGTTATTCAGCTATACAACTATGCGCGACCGGATTACGGCATGTTTGCGACGTTTGCTCTGGGTGTAAAAAACGGAACGAATTGCAAACCATTCAGAGTAACTGGAATTGCGCGAACTGAAGATTTAATGGCTAAAATTACCGGCATTGAGTATATCGCTGACGTGTACAACGACACGAAAGACATTCCGGTTGTTATTGAGTATGCCGATAAACCTAAGAAACCGGAAACGCCAAAAATCGATACTTGCAATCAAAAGACGTGGAAAACACCGATGGGCGAGATTAAAACACTGGTTTACTGTTCGTGGCGCACCGGCGTTTATGATACGAACGGAAAACGTCCGGTAAATGCGGCGCAAACGCTGTTTGAAGTCTACTATGTGATGTACAGCGAACCTGACCTGTACGCGGGGCGGTTGATCGAGACAGCGCCGTGGCAATCGATAACCACAACCTCCAACAACGACTGCGCCATGGATGCGACAACATACAAGCGGTATCGTTTCAAAGTAGTATCAGTATTCGGTTTTCAAAAATCAGACGCGGCATATTCGGTAGAGATTTTCACCGGCAGCGACGATCCGCCGCCGGATGTAAAAGATTTCTTTGTTGAGCAGCTGGCAGACCTCTCCAAACGCTTTTGGTGGACATATCTTTATCCCGACCCCAACGACGTTATGGGTTTTGAACTGCGCTGTAACAACGGAGTTAACTACAACTGGGATAGCGGCACAAGACTGCACGACGGGGTTGTGGCTAATCCGCCATTCGAGACCAAAGCCATGATGAACGGCAAATATACGGCAATGATTAAGGCAGTAGATAACGCCGGGAACTACTCGGTAAATCCGGCATGTTGCTATATCAATATGGGTGATGATCCTATCGACAACATTGTAGTCGAAGTTGATTATCGGATTGACAGGCATTGGTCAGGTGAAAAGATTAATCTGAAACTGCAACTCAACCCAATAGACGGATTGTCTGATTTGGTCGCAAACGTTCCGAACGCCGCGCCGTATGAGTATCTCGACAATTTCCAGCCGGAAACCGGCGGCACGTTCTCACTGCATGGGATAAACCCGAAAACGTCAATGCAAAACACCGGTAATGTTGAATTCTTTTATGCTTACTATAACAGCGAGCCGATGTGGAAAACCGATGAAACAAAGCTGATGTGGGATGTTGACCCGGCTGTTCTGATGTGGAAAGACACTAAAGATTTTTGGATACCTTACCGGTCGAAAATTATGCTAACTCAACCGGAGGAAATGCGGGTAAAAGCGGTTTTGCCGGACGCTTATTGCGTACTGCGGGTATTCATTGCAATCAATGACGTGCCTGATATAACCGAACATTTCAACGATCTGATTACCAGCAATACAACTTTCACACAGATCCCACTTGCGCGGGAGTATCGGAAAATCAAAGCAATCAGCTACACCCTCGAGCAGCGCAGTGGCTATACCGCAGTATATGCAACAGTCGAAAAGGAAGCCCAACCATACCCAACCATCACAACGTATGATATTGCTGGCAAAATAACACGCGGTAGTGTTGATATTTTCGTGCAGGGTTATTAAGGAGGAAAATTGAAAGAACGAAAACCACAAAATTATCAAATGTTACAACCGGTAAACGCGGCAGAAATAGCCGCTCCGGACGCGGCAGCGTTTGAGCCGGTGGCGGACAATTTCACGAATGCCACGACTACACAGGGACAGTTCAAAGCGGCGCTTGCGAATATGATCAGCTTTTACAATCAATTTTATCTGAAATCCGACCGGGTGATTACTGATTATCTCGCCGACTTTGCAGTTACGACGGATAAGCTGGCTTCTCACGCCGTGACAACGGAGAAACTCGATCCGAGTTGCGTATGTCCGAACGCAACTCGCGCGGTGAACAGCGACCGGGTTTACGACCTGACATACGCGCAGTTGCTGAAAAAGTTACAGGATGACATGGATGCTAAACTACACGCTATTTATAAATAATAACGAGGTGAAAACAATGATTTCAATTCCGAGCTTTTCTCGCGCTGAAACCGTTATGTTAATTACAACAGCAAACTGCAATATTGCTTGCTCTTATTGTTATGTGAAGAAAGAGTCTGAATATAACTACATGTCGTTAGAAACTGCGAAAAAAGCCATAAAAGCCGCTTATGAAGGTTATCAAAAAAGTGACGGATTTAAGGCGGACAAACCTTTTCTGGTGGCTTTTTTCGGCGGTGAACCACTGCTGGATAAACAATTCATCCGTGACGTAGTTGCTTTTGCGAAAAGTCACATAGGTAAAAACGTTGCTTTTGATGTCAGTACGAA